TGTTAGCGCAGTGGTGCCAGAATCCAACTCAACTTCACCATCTGACGCTAACTTCACAAAATCACCGTTAAAAATGGCGGTGCCATAGGTACTACCTATCGGTAAGTGCCTCACCTTGCCCGTCCATGAGCCGGAAGCACTCAGCGTACCAATTGGCCTCGCACCATACGGTGCCGCTGAAGTAGCCATAACTTTTTCCTAAATTAGTTTTTTATGAATGGGCATTAGCGGTTTCCGCCGCCAAATGCCACACGAGTTTTACGTTCAGGCGCAAGAACTGGCATCCGTGGATCGTTCTCACGCATATAGTTGTTATCGACGGCCTGCATCTGGGATTCAGCGTGACTCTTGTAATAATCCCGCCTCTTCTCCACTTGTTCCTGTGGTGCCTTGCAGAGCAGTAGTCCACCGACTTCGATTCCGCCTTTCGCTCCCCATTCCGACTTATGATCGCTCATAATTTGTAGTTCCGGGTGATCTTCGGCACGGACTGGTTCCCAACCTTCACGAAATTTCTTAGAAACATTCGTATTATCAAGATTGCCAACCATTGATGTCCGTATCCATCTAAACACCCAGCCGTCTTGCGGATCTGGGTCTGGAAGTAATGATGCGGGTTCCCAAGATTCATTGCGAGTGTCGTTTTCACGAGTCTCTAATGTCCGTGGTTCCCGTGGGGCGCGTTCGTCAGCCATCAGACCATCTCCTTGATAAGCTGTGTGGCATACTGCTGTGGCGTTAGTCCCAAGCGTTTCGCGAGTGAAACTTGGGTCGAAGTCAAAGTGACTTTGCGTGGCGTGACACCGTTGTTTCTACTAGCTGGTGCAACCACGGGACTCGTCCTGCGACGAGGTGCGGACTCAACGACTACGGACCCCGAAGAGCCTCTGCCGCTAGTACCGAAGTAGTCAGGAAATACTTCCTGCATACGTTTATCGATTAATTCATAGTACTCTTGTGTTTCTGGGTCAACACCCTCATCACGAACCAGTCTTTCATGCACACCGTATGCAAAGCTTGTCATTTCCTTGTCATCACCAAACCAAGCGTTGTTTTGTTGCCATTCCACAGCCGCTGGGTCCGCCGCTGGCATCTCCTGTTGAACATATGGCTGTTGCTGTGCCTGTTGACGTTGTTCAGACAACACATTTTGTTTCCAATTCTCTATGATCTTCTCTGATACCGCAGGAGCAGAAGCTTGCGCTAACTGTGCGTTAGTGAACGCTTTCTGTGCCGCCGCAATCTCGTCTGAATCCCCTCCCTCATGTGCCTTTTTAAAATTAGCTTCGGCTATGGCAAGTGCGGCCTCTGCTCCATATTTGCTATGCTGGGTTAAGGCGTGTTGGGAGTCCTGAACCAACTTGAGAAGCCTTTGGTTCTCCGTTTGAAGGTTCTGTGTGTAGTTGACGGCCTCGTTTGCGAGCCTGTCAGACGCTTCCTTGGCCCTTCGTTCCTCGTGGTACTCCCATTTCAACTTCTTAATGCGTTTTTGGGCGCGATTGCCATATCTTGCAATCTCCGCGTCCGTCGCTATGTCATCATCGGGTGACGAAGTCTGTCCGGCGGGACGTTGATCATCTTCAGGACGATCATCAACCACCTCGACATCAATCTCATCAGCTTGGGCAGAGGTAGACGTATCCGAAGGCGGTTCAATCGTGGTTCTAACGCCTAAAAATTTATCTTCTTCGCTCATTCTTCCAGTTTCATCAGCCATTTTAAGCCCTTTCCACGCCTCTGGGGTCTTCCACGACCGCCTCTACAGTGTCATCGTTGATTAGACGAAACTCTTTACCATGAATTTTCAATCTTGTACCACTGAATGCCCGAAACACCACCCAATCCCCGACTTGGCAGTACGGTCCATTGGGAAATCTGTTGTAATTAGCATACGCATCTGGCCCCATTGACATGACCCAGCCAACTATCGTAGAGATGGACTCTTCGTGCTGGGACTGGGCTGATTTGATGATACCACCATCGGTGGTTTCGTCAATTTCGGGTAATGCAATCAACAGTTTGTAGCCTTTAGGCTCCGGTAACTGTGATGCGAAATTTTTAGTTTCTTCGTCAGGAACAACCATCTGTTCCATGACTTCTTTTGCGAGCGTAGCCACTAAGACCTCTCGTTAAATTGTTGCGCTTTGAAAGCGAGTTACAAACCCTTCAATTTGTCTTCAACATCTATGATTTCACGTTCTGCCCAAGCCAGTCCTTCGATGATGCCGCACATCTTGCGGTAATCTTCCATATTCTTTGCCGAACCGACAGAAAGAATGTCGGCTATCTCATTCATCTGCACTCTAATTTTTCTTTTGAGCAACAGTAAGACATCATCACTCACTATCATTATCCTTTGCTATTTCCCTACCTAGCTTGATTCCCTCTAGCTCCTGAGAAGAGGCAAACTTTCTATCATCTGAATCAGTTTTGATAGCCAACTCCTGCTCTTCCAGTGCCAGCTTCTGCTGTTCCAACTGAAGCTCTGCCTCATCCAACTGCTGTTCGGTAACCATCTTCTCTTCAAGCAACGCGAGCTTCTGCTGGTCGAGTTGTTGTTTCGCGGCCAGCTTCTCTTGTTCCAACTGCTGTTTTCCAGCATCGGCTTGCTGTTTGCGCTGAACTTCCTGCTCCTGTATCCCAAGCTCGCGCTCGCGCTGTTGGATAATCGGATCTTGCTGTTGCTGTGCCTGTTGCGCGGCCTGCGCCTGTTGTTGCTTCTTGCCGGTCATCTGATCGGCGGCATCGGCCACAAGCTTGCTCAGTCTCTTCTCGACATCTTCGGGTAGCGGCTGATCCACCGGAGGCAGTTCAACACCAAGCTCTTCTTCGATCTGCTTGCGGAAGATAAACGCCAAGTGTTCACGCACATGGGAGTCGAGCGCACCAGATATCGCCTGACCTGCCGGACTATTCTGCATTTCCTGTGCAATTTGCGGATCACTCTTCAGGGCCGCGTGGACACGCATATGCGCTTCATGGTCCTGATATTCGTATGCCTTGACGGGTGCCTGCGTCATCATATCCTGATTTTCGCTGACAGGATCTTTCGGTGGCACTTCGTCTGTATCGGGTACAACCTTGTCGGCATTCGGTATCCCGATCAATTCCATCATCTGCCTGTGCAGAAGAGGAAGGTCGTACATATTCGGTGCCTGAGCCGCTAATTGCAGGGCGGCTTGATATTGCATGATCCTTTGTGCCATAGTGGACGCATTGGGGTCCGAAACAGGCACAACATCAATACGATCATCAAAGTCTTCAGCTTTAATACCCTCTCCCGCATCCGTCTCGTATGGATAGTCGGGGTCTGTGTAATCGTGGATGATCTTGGCTAGAATCTTATATTCCTGCTTTAGACTGGCGTGAATGCGAGCCTGAATAGCGGACTGCACCTTCATCGCCCGCTCCATGATTGCAAGAGTGGTTCCTACGGGAGCCTCTTGATTCATGTCTGCTACTTTGAGGTCCGCCATTGATGCAAATCGTCGGCCTTCCTCCACAATGTTACCCAGCAACTGATATAAGACCGAAGAAGGTTCCTTATAAGGAAGGAAGGTGATGTTGTCCCTGATAACACCGCCCGGAACATCGACGTCCCTGAATTCTCCCGGCATGATGGGCGTATCGTCGCCCTTGATTCTGAGTCCACGAGTCTTGAGTCCTCCGGGCAGATTGGAAAGCGTTCCCGCATCCACGAGTTGGCGCAACAGGCTCGTCGCTGACTTAGCCAGTCCGCCGATCATATGGATCAGACCTAGGTTGTAGAACCCGATCCCCGGAACGTATCCGTAGTGAACGAAATGCTGTTTCTTAATCTTATGTTCGTCGCCTTCGTCCCAGTTTCGATAGATCGAAAGAATCGTGGAACTGGATTTATCGACGGTAACTACATATGGAAGGGCCACACCGTCCGGGTCTTCAAACCCCGGAAGGTCGATATCAACGTGCATCTCCAGAAGCTGATGTCGATCCTCATGGTCGTAGGAAGGCTTGATACCTCCGATTTCATTGAATTTGTCTGTAATCGGGTTGTCTTCGATATAGGAGGCCGTAAGCTCTACGTCCTTATAGAATCCACTGACCTGTAGCTTCTTAACTTGATTGGTGCTTCGGTTCATTACATGGGTGTAGCGTTCCGCCTGTTCCAGATCCGCCTCATTGTATGCAACAACGAAATCCTCCGCAGGCACGAACATGGAAGTCGGTCTGCCCAGCGAAGGATCAAAGTAGATCTTGCGGAATGCCGATCCAGCGAGCGGCAGGCTGAACAAAAGCTTTTCGGTTTCAGACCGATATTCGGTCATCACTTCGATAAGCTGGTAGTTCATATAGTCCTGCACCCGCTTGGCCTGTCCCAGACGCTCCTTCGTTGAAAGCCCCCAGATCTGGGTCTTTACTGGACCTTTGGCCGGCATGATTTCCTGAATCGTTTGACTCTGGAATCTGACCACGGCTTCGGACAGCATGGGGTGGAATACACCACACGCGCCGGCCCACGGGGTGGTACGATCTTCGATCTCCAGCCCTAGCTGGTCGAGTCCTTCTTCATAGGTTTGTTCCCAGTCCGATCTGCTTCTTTTGTCTGCGTCGAACTTGGCAATCAGGTCGAGGCCGATAGTGCGTAGCTCTTTATCTTCAATAACTTCAGCGAGGTTAGAGTCGAACTCAGTTTCGGGACTACCGATGTCTGCTGACGGGTCAAAGTCAATCTCGACTCCGCCGCCTTCCAGTTCGGTAACCAGCGACTCCCCCGGTATAGCTTCTTCTTCTTCGACAACCATAAGTCCTTCTGGACCCATGTCGAAATCGTCTTGGTTGAATAAACCATTCAGTGGCTTATCTACCGCCATTAACTTCTCCCACTAGACTACTAATAGTAATCAGCTTTTCTCATGGGCAATAAATCATCCCACGGATCGTCGCTATCCAAGTTGATGAACCCGCCTTGCCTGAATCTTAGCAAGGCTTGAGTCGAAGAGTCAACCAAGTCATCGTGATCACCTGTAGGAAAAGCGGCAAATTCTTCGATAACCTCTTCCGCCCATCTCTTTTTGGGTGCCCATACATGACCACTGTGGAATAGATCGGATACAGCATTCACTCTGGCGATCTTATCCCTGCCCCGTCCGGGTGAATACTCCGATACGGGGATTCCGATCCGCCTTAGTTCAAAGATCAGAGGACTACCCGCCGCCTTGGCTTCCACGATAAACGCATCGGGTTTGTATTCCTTGTACATCTCATACGCCCGTGTCTTCAAGTCGGGGAACTCCAGCCGTTCCTGCAACGCATCCAGCAGGATAATGTTCGCTTCCCTGTCTTCATTATAGAAAACACCCCATGTAGTGCAGGCACTGTAGTCGGCAGTCTCTTTTGCTAGGAATGCGGTATCCCAAGATTGGATCACGAACTCACAATCCGGTGGATCTTTCTTCGTCCATTCCTTCCACCACTCCCGCTTGATGATCGCGCCTTCTTCGGAAGTGGGGTCTTGCTGGTACTGGGCGGTCCACTTGCCTACCGGTAGCTCCGCTTTCAGTGCTTCTAGCTGTTCCAGCGGCCAGAATCCCGGCCATAGCGGCTTTCCGCTGGGTAGAATTGCCGGCAATTCGATGATCTCCCACTCATCGGAACCACCTCTTTCTATAGACGCTTTCAGTATGGAACCCGTTAAATCCTTTTTCGACCAGCGAGTCATCACCAGACAGATCGCGCCCCCCGGCTGTAGCCTCTGGCGGGGACCGGATGTGTACCATTCATAGGTCTTATCGTAAACAGATGGATCGTTCTGTGCGGCTTCCTGCTCAGAATGGGGATCATCCACTATAAGAATGTCCGCACCCTTACCAGTAACGGCTCCGCCTACCCCGATAGCGAAGTAGTCTCCCTGCTTATTGGTGTTCCAACGTCCAGCCGCCTTGGAGTCGGCACTCAAGGATACACCGGAGAATATCTTCGCATAGTCGCCTGAGCCTACAAGGTTACGAACCTTACGACCGAACCCAACCGCAAGCTCCGCAGTGTGAGCAGTCTGAATAACCTTCCTGTCTGGAAACCTTCCCAAGTACCATGCAGGAAACAAATGTGATGCAAACTCAGACTTGGTATGACGCGGCGGCATATTGATGATGAGCCGCTTCAGTTCGCCTTCAGCGATCCTGTTGAACGCATCAGCCATTACACGGTGATGGTCCCCTTCGATGAACGCCGGCCACACCTCTTTGACAAACTCCAGAAAATCCTCTTGGGCACCCTCCCGCATCCTAGCCAAATTCAGTTCCTCAATAAGGCTCAGGATCTCGCGCTTCTCGTCGGTGGGTAGAGTGTCGATCTTCGGGTTCATTCTTCGGGCAATCTCACTAGAAAAGCAGGTGTGCCCTCGCCTACCCAAGCACCTAGCTGGTTGAACTCGTAATACTCTTCCGCATCACTATACGAACAGTCACTCGGGCGCATGATCTTTTCCAGAACCTTCTCCCTGTCATAGACCGCCACATTCTTGCTTAGTCCGTATCGATGCAGAACTCCGACCATACAATCATCATAGCCGTCCATCGTCATTATCGTTTCCACTCCGATCTCCAAAAGCCTGTCCGATAAGTTGGCTTTCATACTCTCCTCTTTCAATAACAATGTGAGCTAGGCTGTACCATTGGTCGCTACCGCTTGGGTAACCCAACTTCTCAAGGTAGTCCTCTATAATATTGCCGGCACAACTTCCAGTAAATTTGACCTTCTTCGGGGAACCCCAAGTCGTGTAATAATCCGGGTGGTCCGCGACGAGGTTTGCCGAAGTGTATCCCGATAAGGGATGTCGCTGTAGCACACACCTCTTCTTGGCTATCAAGTAGGATTTGACAGCATCATCAATAACGGAGTCGAGATCAGAGAGGGACACGCATTAATAAAATAATAATACGATTTATGTTCCAGTGTGTCAAGTTATCTTTTTATTATTATATCACGGTAAGTTCAAATTTTTATATAAAATTTTTAGGGGGTAGGAGTCCCAGTGGAAAATCTGATGATTTAGCGAGCAAAATACTGATTATTCCGGGGGGGCGATGGCCGGCCAAAAGGGGGTGATCCCCACCACTGGCCCCTTGCGTATCGTGATATAGCACCTTCAGTTACTACCATGACACGGCGACACAAGGTCACCGTGCGAACCCCGAACAATCGGGAGCAACACTATGAAGCGCATTAACGAGATACTTCCGCAGGTGCTTGACGAGGAAGGCATCACGATCCACTCGACTGATGATGACGATCCGCCTACGGTGGGCCGTGTCACTGTCGAGCTAGTTGATACTGATTTCATGGACAGCCCAATAGTTAAGGGGCTGAGGAATCTAACTCAGGCAATTGATAAGCTGAGATAGTACTAGACAGAGCCGGCCCGTTCTGGGCCGGCTCACCTTCACCTTTCATGAGGGGGTTCTCATGGAAGTACTGCTGGAGATCGCTGGCCCAGTGGCCGATGAAGTAGTGGTCACGGTCGAGGAGGACACTGACCTCGATTGGCCATTCGATGGCAAGTGCGTGGAGACTGGTGAGATTCTCCACTTTCCTAACCCTTGGGCACTGGACATCGAAGTAGTTGGCCTAGTGCCTTAAGGGTTGGCAACAAGACAGCGGTGCCCCGTTCGGGGGCACCGCACCCCTAACCTTAGTAAGGGGGCAGGATGAAGTTACGCACCGCCAAGATAGCAGGGGCTATCGCTTGGTACTTGGAATGTCCCAAGTGCGAGGGCACTGTGATTGATGAGGACTCTGGTTCTCTCACTCATGGCTTCCATACTACAGGTGAGAACCTGATATGTATGGAGTGCGGTATCGAGCTAAAGAATCCGAAGTTACCAAAGCGGATTCCCATAGCTTGACGAGACAGGGGGGGAGCAATCGGCTCCCCCCCACCTTTACCCTTCGATAGGTTGCACAATGGAAGCATTACTGTTTGTGCTAGGTATCGCGTTGTTCCTGCTAGGCATTTGTTGGTTTGCCGTAGCATACGATTCGATCCTAGAGGATGCCGTTGATGATGAATGGCGACGGATGAAGAAGTAACTGTGAGTGGAAGTAGTACTAGATAAGGG